GATTAGTATACGGCAATGGCGGACTAAAGTGCTGGCCTAAAGAATACACAATGACCATAAACACACATGAAGCCGCAGTAGATGGTGAAGGAATGGAGTTTTGCTGGAAACTAAACTACATACAGATGAATGATATATTTTCAGAAGTACATCAAACAGCATCGCCCTTCCAAGCCTTCAGAGCAGGCTTTAGAGAAGGTGTTAAATTAAGTTTAGATCAAGGTACTAGAGTAAAAGCACACGAGTTTCAAGATAAAATATGGTACGGCAACTTTAACAGACTAAATGTTTGGTGTAATGTTGGCACAGATGTAGAAAACGGATGGTGGGCAATATACGGAGCACGGTTAGGTTGTGAAAAAACAATACTAAGCGACTGGGACACAAATAAAATATCAGACTACGACTGGTTCAAAGAGTTTTTTGAAAAAGAAAAAAGTTATATAGACAGCGACGAACAGTTACAAGAGAAGGCTATTGCTATCGGTAATAGAATAAATGAGGAAGTACAGGGCATGATGCTGTTTGAACCCAACGATCAAATGAGTAAATTCTTTAAAGCAACGTTCGTTAATCCTAAAAGATGGGGAGCCATGATCACTGAAAGACAAATACAAGATCTTTTAGAGAAAGGCTTAATTGGGCGATGACACAATTAGCATGGATCTTCGGACATACATCTAACTTTTCACAGGCGTTAGATTCAGAGTTTAGAGACAATGGCATATCGACATATGGCTGGGGCAGAGACACTATTGACTATGCTGACTTTGATAAATTCATAGAAGGCAAAGTAGTGCCTGATATTTATAGTGTTAAATGCTAACATAGAAGAACAAATAGCACTTCAAATAGATACAAAAAATTATAAAAATATCCGGGTAGAAGATATGACAGGAATGCTAACAACATATTCTCCTGTGTTTTTATTCTTTGTTAAATTAATTAAATGGTTAGAACAACAAAATAAAGAAGCAAGTATATGTGCTATCAGTAGTTCTATTACGGCCTGGCCTTATAAATCAAATCAATATGTTATGTATGCTGTACTACGGAGTATGCTACAGCAAGTCGTGTTTAGTGCGTCTAACAGCGTCACTACAGCGTTTTGTGTCAGTCCTAGCGGTATTGGCACCCATAATATAAGTCATTACGCAAACCATGTTATAAGACTCATAAAGAATAAAACTGATTTACAATTAATTGACCTGTCAATGACAGATCCTGTTATAGACTTAACTAGGTACAGCAATGATACATGATTACATATTTGACGTAGACGGAACACTGACACCTAGCAGAGGAATAATGGATCCTCAGTTTAAAAAAGAGTTTATTGCTTTCGCAAATACGCATAGAGTGTTTTTAGTTACAGGCAGTGACCGACCAAAGACCATAGAGCAAATAGGCGACGAAGTTTATAACAGTTGCGTTAGAGTTTATAACTGTAGTGGCAATGATGTGTATGCTAAAGACAAGCAACTTAGTCACAACGACTGGTCCTTGCCAGCAGAAGCCGGCTTCTTTCTAGTAAACGAATTAGATAACAGCAAATGGCAAACACAAACAGGCTTACACATAGAAGACAGAACTGGCATGGTAAACTTTAGTGTAGTAGGCAGACATGCAAACAAACAACAACGAGAACACTACTATCAATACGATTTAATAGTACAAGAAAGAACTGCTATTGCTGAAAGATTTAATACACGTTTCCCAGAACTAAGTGCGAAGGTTGGCGGAGAAACAGGCATAGACATATTTCAAAAAGGATGTGATAAATCTCAAATATTAAAAGACTTTGACACAGACTCAATTAAATTTTATGGTGATAGGGTTGATCCAGCAGGAAATGATTATCCTTTAGCAGTAAAACTAATACAAGAACATGTATTTGCTGTAACTGATTGGCAACATACTAGGGACTTATTAGAAAATGAGTAATTACGACCAGGCGGCAGACACAGCCAATAAGCAACTAGACGAAATAAGTCCTAGTATGTGTTATGCCAAATGGGCTCAGGTATCAATGCACTTACACAACGGTATGACACATAGTTGTTATCACCCACCGACACATAAGATACCATTAAAAGAATTAGAAGTAAATCCTTCAGCATTACATAACACTGAAGAAAAGAAAGAACAACGTAGACAAATGTTAGCAGGCAAAAGGCCTGATGGTTGTTCCTATTGCTGGCGTATTGAAGACGTTGGCGGTAGAAGTGATAGAGTTTACAGGAGCGGCGAGTACTGGGCACAAAATTCCAGGGAAGATATTGCTGAAGCGGGGGCTGATGGAAACATTAATCCACGTTATGTTGAAGTCAATTTCAATCAAGCATGTAATTTCAAGTGTAGTTACTGCTCGCCGCACCTATCCAACGCATGGGAAAAAGAAATAAAGCAACACGGAGCATACGATATTGTTGGTGGCGAACACAATAACCTCGACAGTTTGAGAAATGCTGGGCTGATGCCTTTAAAGTTATCACAAGCAGAGAATCCATACGTTACGGCGTTTTGGCAATGGTGGCCTGAAATGTATAAAACACTAGAAGTTTTTCGCATGACAGGTGGCGAACCGTTAATGGATAGCAATACTTTTAAAGTATTGGATTATGTATACGACAATCCAAACGCATGGTTAGAAATGAGTGTGACAACTAATATGTGTCCACCTAAACCAGTGCTGATGGACAAGTTCATCGAATCGCTACAAAAATTAGAAAAGATACAAATATGGGAGGACCCGGAAAAGTTTAATCCAAACTCAGGGAATAACTGGTATGTAGCACCAGCATGTAAGAACTTCGCAGTATTTGTAAGTGTCGATGGCTTTGGCGAACAAGCAGAGTATATGCGTAACGGTATGGATTTTCAGATGCTACAGGACAACGTACAACGTGTTTTAAAAGAAACAGATAATACAACTATTACATTTATTAATACGTTTAACTCACTTAGTCTTACAAGTTTACGTGATTATTTACAATGGATACTCGACTTACGAGATCAGTATGCTAAAGATGTACAAGGAACAAAATATATTCCTATTCCAGACAATGGCGATCATAAACATGATGACTATGAAGTAAGACCTAAGCAACGTATATGGTTTGACATTCCGTTACTTAGAGCACCACTTTGGCAATGTATACAAGTAATGCCTCAGCAGTACGAAGACTATCTAGAAGAAGCCATCGCATTTATGGAACTAAATGAGTCAAATGAAGTAAATATAGACTATAGAGGATTCAAAGATTTTGAAATAGATAAGGTCAGACGAAACCTTGCATGGATGAAAGAAGGCAGAAAAATGTCACAGGAAGATCTTATAAAAGCAAAAGCAAACTTTTTTAAGTTCTTTACACAACATGATGCTAGAAGAGGCACAGACTTCCTAGCAACGTATCCAGAAATGGGTGATTGGTGGAATATGTGCGAACAGGCGAATGCCTTAACAGGAGAATAGAATGCCAAGAAAGCATGACGAAACAGATAACGAATATCGCGATAGAGTAATTGATCCTATTTCGGATTCATTCTGTGCGGCAAAATGGCTTAATGCGACAATATGGTTAGGACACGGTGGAACAGCAAGTTGTCACCATCCCCCGGCGCATAATATAGACATAGAAGAAATTAAAACTAATCCTTCAGCAATTCATAACACTAGACACAAAAAGAAAATGCGTCAAATGATGTTAGAAGGCACTCGACCAAAAGAGTGTGAATATTGTTGGAAGATCGAGGACATGGAAAAAGATTCCGATGGCCACAGACCTGTAAGTGACAGAACATTTAAAACTGTTATATACTCTGATGAAGAGATTGAAAAAATTGCTACAATGGATCCAGCAGATGATGTTAATTTAAAAACATTAGAAATTGCGTTTGATAGAACATGTAACTTTGCTTGTTCGTATTGTAATCCAGCATTTAGTAGTACATGGGTTAAGGACGTTAGGAAGTTTGGCGGATATCAAAACATTAAATCAGACGCAAGAGGTCACTTTATTGACGATGCCCCGTATGCCGATCCGTTTGCTAAAGGCGAAGAAAATCCTTATGTGAAAGCATTTTGGGAATGGTGGCCTGAACTAAGTTTAGAGTTAGAAGAACTTAGAATTACAGGTGGCGAGCCTATGATGAATAATAGTGTGTGGGGATTATTTGAATGGTTCAAAGACAATGCTGATATTCATCCAAATGCTAAAAACATGCGGTTTGCTGTTAATAGTAACTTAGGTGGTAAACCAGCATTAATTAATAGATTAGCAGAAGCATCACAGCATGTTAATAAGTTCCACTTATATTCAAGTGGTGAAGCAGTAGGACTTGGCGGGGAATACATTAGAGATGGTTTAATCTGGTCCGAGTGGAAACAAAATTGTGCTATTATGTTACGCGAAGGAAACATTGAAGGTTTCCATATGATGATGACAGTTAACGCATTATGTTTAGATAGTATTGTACAATTTTTAGATTGGATTCTAGGCATGAAGCGAGAGTTTGGCGCAAGTAAGCCTAGGTTTAGTGTAAACATATTACGTTTTCCAAGTTTCCAAAGTGCGTTAACATTACCAGATCACTTAAGACAACTGTATCACACAGAAATAAGAGAATGGCTTAACGGTGTTAGAGACAGAGACGAAAGAGATCAACACGGACATCCGTTAGTAGCAAACTGGGAAGAGGAACAGTTAACTAGACTTATTGAATATTTAGATGTTGTTAAGACACCACATAGAAATACTGCCGATAAAGATTTATTAGAACATGACTTTAGAGTATTCTATGAACAGTACGATCAAAGACGTGGATTGGATTTTAGAAAAGCATTTCCAAGAATGGTAGAGTGGTATGATAGTTTAGAATTCACTGAATTAGTAGAACCAGAAAACGATATTCAGAAACCTAAAGGCGACAGACTAGTTGAAGTTTATGCTCATAGAGAAGTAAGCGAAGATGGTGAAGTTACTGTTGAAGAAGTAAGACAACGTACACGAAAAACCGGTGAAAGCAAAGACGATTATGATGATACAAAGTACTCAGAAGAACCAGATTACAAAAGGGCAGGCAGTAGTATTGGGTGGGACCCAGACGCAGATGGACTTGGTGGAAACTAATACTAGAACTATAGAGGCACATCTAACTGAAAAAAGTATAGGTGACGAACTCTTGGTTGAAGGAAGTATTATTCCTAGCGACCTACGTGAAATATATCAGGATATAGTTAAACGTAGGTTTGAAGTATACCCTAACAGTGATAAAGTAAACGAATTAAATTACGATTATCCTAGTTATGACTGGGCATCGTATCATGAATACAAATGTATTGATGTATTTCCTAATCTTAAATTAATCTTTCCTTACATTAAGCAATGTTTAGATATAGCAGGCGATGATTATAACGACTATTATTTTAAAAGTTGGATTAATGTTTGGCCTAAAGGACAAAAAATTATACCGCATAGGCATTACGGAACTTGGCACGGGTATTATGTTGTTAATGATACTGGTACTACAACATATTATACATATAAAGAAGATGGCAAGAACATGGTAGTACCGCTAAAGAACTTTTCCGGACATTTTACATTTATGCCAGCACACATATTACATTGGGCAGATGAGAACCCACAAGATGCTATGCGTATAAGCACAGGTTATAATATCAGTACATGGGAACAAATTGAAGAAGAAGATGCCGCAAATAAAAATGGCAGGGGCGGCCATATAAAAAATATAATTACACCTCTTAAGGATTTACTATGAGTAAGATAAAACCAATATGGGAACACGGCGCAGTTAGTCCAGAATCACCTAACAAGGTATTTTGTACTGCTCCATGGACACATACTTATATTAGTCCTCAATCAGAAAGACGAATGTGTTGTGCTAGTAGAGAAGAACATCAATTTCAAAAACAATATATTGATGCTAGTAATGACGAAAAGTATGGTGAAGTAAGAGAGTCGGGTACTATTGATGATTACAAACCTGTTAGTTTAAAAGAACATTGGAATTCACCTTACATGATGGACATAAGAAAAAAACTTATGGCAGGCGAAGAGATACCGCAATGCGATGTGTGTAATGACAGTATATTAAGTAGCAGTACCTACCGCCAATGGTTTACTGGTTTCTTATTTGAAGATAAAATAGATCAGTGTTTTGACAGCACGGATGAAGATGGTAGAACTACAATGGAACCTATTAGTTTCGATTATAGGTACAGTAACTTATGTAACTTTAAGTGTCGTATGTGTGGTGAGCAACTTAGTTCAGCCTGGGAAACAGAAAAACGTAAACACGATCTGTGGACACCAGAGCAACAACCGTTTATGGTTCCTGAAAATAAAAAGATTATTCAAAAGTTTCAAAAAGAAGTAGTAGAAGAAGAGTTTTGGGAGTACATCAAGTCAGGTACAGTAGAAGAATTGTATTGGGTTGGTGGCGAACCACTTATGTATGACATACATTGGAAGTCAATGGATAGACTAGCAGAAGATGATAACTTAAAGAAAGTACATTTACGTTATAACAGCAACCTAAGTAGAGTAAGATATAAAGATTATTACTTATACGACTGGTTACCACAAGCAAAAGATTGGACTATGTGTGCTAGTATAGACGCAACAGGACCAATTGGCGAGTTTGTCCGCACAGGACTTGTTTGGGAAGAATGGGATAGAAACTTTCGAGAAGGTGTAGCACTACCAGGTGGTCATGATAAAATGATAATGGACTTAACATTAACAGGTCCGGGTATGTTTGATTTAAAAAACTTCCTTGACTATGCGTTAGAGTTAGATGTTAAGATAGAAACAAAACGTATGTTTGCGTTTCATCCAGATATTGTATTATCACCTATGGCATGGCCTAGACACATACTAGATGAAATTGTAAATGATGTTTTAGATTATGCTAGACCAAGAGTTACTGAAAAACAGCAAACACTTATTAGAGAATTAGAAAGTATGCTAACTTCGCCTACATTTCAAGAACAGTTTCCTGATACAGCAAACGAACAATTCTTTAATGGTAGAGCGTATCAACATATAATACACAATATTCGAAAGGATGGGCAAGACGGTCGTCTTACATTAGGTGATATTTACAGAGAACATAAGGAACTTTGGTTATGGTTTAGTAGACCTGATCCAAAACACAATCAACGTTAGTTTGCGAGAGTGCCAAACACACCAATTACTATTAAGCCAACTGTCCAAACGTTGGCTCCAAATATAGCAAGAAATAGTACTGCCCAAATCCAAAAATTGAAACTTAGGACAAAACTGATAATTGAACTAATAATACCCATTATCTTGTGTAGTAAGACTCACAAAGTGGGTCCATATAACTTGGTGTATTAACAGACTGAGTTACAGTAATTGTCTTACCGTTGTAAGGACTAACTCCAGTCGTAGTAATCATTGGCTCAATCGCCTCGTAATCAACAACTGACATAACAACATAGTTGTTAATATCAGCACAATGAGTTCTACCAAGAGCAACGTCAGTGGCATTTCTATAAGCATTATACTTAGGTGCCATATACTCTTTTTCACCATTGTCAACATACTCATTGACTTGAGCAATCGCTGTAGCATAGTACTTCATTGTACGAGTGATTCCAGCCTTAGCCGCACCAGCATTTTTATACTGAGTGGTGCCCCAAGATGTCTTATTTGGCTCTCTGTGGATTGAACTATTCTTCTTACTTACTATTACAAACATAAAAACTCCTACCTTCTTATTAACTTATACAACTATTATAACAAAAAACGCTGACAAGGTCAACCTTTTATTGACCTAATCTATCAGCAAGAGTGATATTGCCAAGATAGCAATCAGCCAAATAATTAAATTGACGATTGTACGCACTTAAAGTGTCGATAAACGGGATGCCTAGATCCATATGGATATCAGCATCTACAAAGTTCCAGTTAACCTCACCTTCTTGTGTACCCATATGGATATTTTCCAAGTTAGTTACTGCTTTGTTGAATGCTTTTGCTAATTTTCTATCTATGTTCATATAAAACTCCTACCTTTTTGTTAAACTATGTGCATATTATACCACATTTCGTGGCAGAAGTCAACCTTTTATTTTACCAATTATGGATATTTCCAGCAATAATGACGAAACAAGTGACAAAATTAACCAGTACAATTACACTTCTAATGATTGCTATTTTGTCTGCTTCACTGTCAGTAGAGCCACTCTTTTCCCCTAGGCTCTTGGCCCAGATTCTCCAAAGGTTTTTCACTTGTAGCCTATTTGCATAAATCTTGTATAAGCAGGTGTTATCAACTGCCCTACAAAATGTGTTTTAGATAGAGGGTATTTAATACGCATATCTTCGATATCGTCACATGGATTAATGTGACCCTCGAAGTCTTTGCTATTGTTAGTTTGCATAACAATTAATTGATCATCGTCTGCTGATTCAAACCATTCTGTGTCCATGTGTTCGCAACTGGTGTTAATAACACAATCAGGCTTAACTCTAATTAGTTCTCCGCCTGTGGTAAATTCCATATTATTTGTCGCTATGACCGACATGTCTGCTACCACACCTTTATATTTCCAAAAATCGTGTACATACTTTTGATTAAGTTTTTCAGATAGTTCTATTGCGATTGGGTCTACATCAAAACCGTATATGCGTTCTATAGTCAATGCTTTATGAAGTGGCTCAACTAACGTTCCAATCCAGCAACCTAAAATAGCAACTGTCATGTTACTCGGCAATGGAGTAACTCGATATAGTTCTCCTAATAACCAAGTCTTACTTGCTAATTGTCCTTTACTAAATGCGTCTCGCGGATACACACCTTGATGCTGTATAATATGTTCGAACCAACTAGGGGAAGGTCTCCAAAATCCATTGTCAATGTACTTTGTTACTTGTTCCCAATTATTTAATGTTATTGTATCGTTCATATAACCAATTGTAGTCGTTAATATTATTTAACTGATCTAAATTATCTTTGTTTTCTAAAGCGAACGCCTTGCCTTCGCTGGCACCTCTTTTAGCCTGATTCCAAAATTTAGCAGTTGCTAAAGGATTAAGCCAACTATTCAATCTGTTGACACTATCCGGATCAGTACTTAATGTTAATTTAACACTCTCTCTAAAAGCACTACGCCATGTGCTATAGGCATCTGTATTAAAACGTGTTACACAACTAACTTCGGGCATGGATTTAAATCTGTTACTAAGACCTGTTGTAAAGTCTAGACCCCAACTAGTAGCATCGCGTACTTGTTGTGTGTTAAATAATTTAACTCCACCATATCCGTATTCTTCGCCAGTGACTGGATTGCTACTTGCCCATACATGTACGACTTCTTCATCATACATATCTGGTATATAACTAAAGTCAAAGTCTTCTGTTATATCAGCATCAGCATCAACAACCCAAAACATATCGCTCTTTATTGTATTAGCGGCTTCTTTGTGTGCGTTAAATATTCCCTCAATGTCTTTGATCCAGGTAGCATCGAAACGTGCTGTAAGACGCTTATATGCGTCCGTAGACCCCGTTTCCTTGTACGATAGGAACACTATGTCGTACTGTTTAGACGTACTAAGAGCGTCTTTAACATAGTGTAGTTTGCCCTTTGATGTTTTACTGTATCTGACATCATCACTGCTGTAAGACGCTTTAAATACGTCTAAGAGGGGGTTTGGCCATAGTCTAACACCGCCATACGCATGTACTTTACCTGATCTAGCATTAAGTTTTTGCCATATGTGTAACTGGTCTGCGTTTTCAACTGCGGGTTTAAACTTGCTATTCCAGGTGTCAAATGTATCTACATTGCTATCAACTGTCCAAAAATACGCATTAGAATCCTGTGATCCAAACTCGTTTAATTGTTGTTTTAGCGGAACATCATTTGTAAATGTATACACATTCCATGATGGTGTTTCACTTGCCTGCTTGGGCATTAATTTTAAATCTGTAAATGTGTTATTAACAATTTCTTTTTCTGTAAATGTATTATCCACAAATAAATCTGTAGGACAAAGCCTTACGTCTGTATGTACACCTTGTTCGTTTTGCCATACATGGACATTTTTAATATCCCATTGTGTTGGATAATAACTAAAGTCAAAATCATTTGCTATTTGTACGCAATAGTCTACAACCCAAAACATTTTTGTTTTAGTTTGCTCAGCACATTGTTTATAGAATTCTGACACCCCGGACTTAACATCTTCGGCAGTCATTGTGTACACAGGATATTCTTTTTGTGTCGAACAAATACTTCTAATATATTTAGGTCTGCCTTTTGTTTGTGCTACTTTAGGATTTAAACTAACTCCACCATAGTCGTATTGCTTACCTGTAATTGGATTTAGTTTCTGCCATACATGTTGCTTTTCGGCATCCCAAACGCCTGGCACAAAATCAAAGTCAAAGTCTTCTTCGACATCTACGTCTGGCTCAATTACCCAGAACCAATCTTGTGTGCTAAGTTCTCTACCTTCTTCTTCGCTACTGTATTTTTCAAACACAGGTTTTGTAAATGGCGATACATCATGTATCTTTGTTTCAGCATTTTCCCAATTTAAAGGCAACCAACGTACACCACCTATTTCCTCTGGGTACTTATGTTCTAATTGTCCTGGTACATGGAATGTGTGTATATAATCTTTTTCAAAGTTACTTGGCAACCATTCTATGTCGTGGTCTATGACGTACTCTTTGTCTATTAACCAGCATTGCCCTTTTGCTTGTGAGTAATCGTTTGGATCATTAACAATATATACATTATAACGTTTAGGCTTAACAGGTAAATCTTTATGTATTTTATATTCACCTTGATGTTCTTTTGGCACCCATCTAACTCCGCCCATAGGCGTTGGGTACTTATGTTCTAATTGTTTAGGCACATGGAATGTGTGTATAGTCTGTCTATCAAAAGAACCGGGTGTCCAATCAATGTCATCATCGATCTGATACTCCTTGTCTATTAACCAACAATCTTCTGTGACTATACTAAGATCTTCGACATCATCAACAAACAATATTGGGTATTCTTTTTTGTGTATGTTTAAACTGCCTTTATATTTTGTCGATGTATTGACGTTATAACTTTTAGGTACTAGGTAAACACCACCCTCTTGGTCGGGGTATTTGTGCGTTAACTGATCCGTAATTTTAAAATTAAGTAAATATTTTTGCTCATCTTTAGTAGGAACGTATTTAAAATTGTTATTAACTGAATGTTCTGAATCAATGACCCAACACATCTTTGTCCTACTCTTTTTAATTAGTGATGAGAAGTCTTTGGGGTTATCAGTATAAAATATATCATACTTAACAGGATTAATGCCAGCCTGATATTTATTTTTAGTCATATCAAAATCTTTATGTACTAGCCTAACACCACCACATCTATTATCCCATGCTTCTGTAATATCTGCTGGATAACGGTCGTCTAAATGCCCGGGTACTTTAAATATATGAATAAAGTCGCTTTCATGACTAGCAGGCACATAAAATAACTTGCCGTTAAATTGAAAATCTCTATCAACCATCCAAAACCATTCTGTTTTACTACGTTGAGCATAGTCGCTGTATTCTTCTGCTGTAAAGTCATCTTCGTCTATATAGAATACATCGTAACTATCATCCTCAATAGGACAAGACGGGTGTATCTTAGTTTCTGCTGTTCTCCAGTTTTTAGGCACTAATCTAATACCGCCCATTGCCATAGGATATTTTTCTGTTAATTGATATGGCATCCTAAAAACATGTATCATCTTGTCTTCAAATGGGCTAGGTACCCAGTCTACTGTTTTAATATTAAATTTATGTTGAGCATCAATTAACCATACATACTCGTCATCAAATATCTTACGTTGGGCATAGTCGTCTACATTCCTAACATAAAATTGTGGATACGATTTACTGGTATCTAAAAAGTTATGGAATTTTGTATCGCACTCTTTCCAATTACGGGGAAACAATTTTACTCCGCCTTCGTCTGCTGGATACTTATGCTCTAGTTGTCCACGTAAATGAAAACTATGTATAAAGTCTGGCTCAAAGTTACCTGGTGCCCAGTCTATATTATCTGCTAATTTGTATTCAGGATCTACACACCAAACATGTGTCGCAAATTGATTATTATCAAAATATTCTATAGGCGTATCGGTATCAAGTGTTTCGAACTTCTTTTTACATACAACATTATTCATCTCCTTAATACCTAGTGACTCTTTTTTAGGTATTAATTTTAATCCGCCGTAATTAGTTTTATTCCATTTCCATACATGTTCGTATCCGTGATCATATGACTTAGGTGTGTATTCAAGTACGTCATAGTCTAATAATTCTGTGTTAGGTTCAATCAGCCAATAGAGTTTTGTTTTAGGTTTAATTTCATCCTGTGTAGAGATTTGTTTAGCAAAAGGATATTGATCCTTTAGTTCTTCGTTTTCACCTATGTAGTAAATATCATACATGTCGTTTGTGCTCTGCTACTATGCTGTCTATTACAGTACTAATATGTTTAACTTCCATATCTATACCATCGTATCTTTTTTGTAATTCTGCGCCATACACAGGACATACGCCTTTATGGTCTGGTAACTTGCCACCACAGGTATTACATCGACCCTGGAGTTTAAGTTTAATCGTCCTTAATATGGACCGGGACGTTATATGTGTCTTCGAATATTCTCGCATCTGTCTCATCATTAACTATAGGCATGCCTTTAACATTTAAACTGGTATTAAGTATCATTGGACAGCCTGTTTCATTATAAAATTGTGTCATGAGTTCGTATAACTCAGGATGTTGTTGTTTGTTTACAGTTTGTACTCTGCTAGTACCGTCTGCGTGTACAATAGCAGGAAACTCGTCTGGCTTTTTACATCTAGCAACATATTGCATATACGGAGCATCGCTTACACGGCCTGGCATTTCAAAATAGTCATGTACATGCTCTTGTAAAATAATAGGAGCAAACGGTCTAAACTCTTGTCGCTTTTTAATTTTGTTTACTTTGTCTTTAATTTCTAAGCCACGCGGATCAGCACTTAATGTTCTATTACCTAATGCTCTAGGTCCAAACTCTGCTTTGCCATTTGCTATTCCAAATATCTCGCCGGCTAGTAAACTCTTTAATGCTTTCTTAATAGGATACGCACCTTTGATATCATTGCCTAAGTACGGTCCTTCCCATTTAACTTTTGTGCCTGTTTCATTATAAACATGTAATGCCGCGGCACCTAAACTACTTCCAGCATCACCTGGGTTCGGCATTATGTGTACATTTTCATACAACTTAAATAACTTACCATTAGCAACACAATTTAACGCACACCCGCCCATGAACACTAAATTCTTACTTAGTGTTTTACTTAAAGCATATCTGGCATACGCAAAAATTCTTTCTTCTGCTACTGCTTGTGCACTTGCGGCAATGTCATAATCTATTGGTCGTTGCCCCCATTCGTCTCTTTCTACTTGAGCATTTCTATTTAGATAGTTCCACGGCAGACCTCTTTGTAAATTCTGCTTCATGTATATTGCGTTTTTATCTTCTTTTATTTTTGGGTCTCTAAAGAATTCATAATCCATCTGTGATTTGTACATGGGTTTGCCATATGCGGCCATGCCCATTAATACATATTCGTCTTCCATTGGTTTTAAACCGACATGTGCTGTCATGGCACTATAAAATAAACCTAGGCTACTTGGAAATGTTACACTATGTAATTTGTTAAGTTCGCCATTTTTCCAATGCCATATACTTGCTGTATCGAATTCGCCGATAGCATCAATAACCATAACTGCGGCATCATCGAACTCACTAGTCAGTACACCTGCCGCGGCATGTGTCTCGTGATGCCAGTATGTCTTTATAGGAATATTTTTAAGTTCAGGATAGAAGTCTTTTATCCATTTTTTCATTGATGGTTCTGTTAGACCTCTCCAGTTGCCAGCATACACATTTCTTAACTTTTTCATAAATGGTTTTTCGTGTAATACAATTACGTCTGGCTTTCCAAACTTTAAACAATCATTGATTAATTCGTGATTTAGATATGGGTCGTTTTTTATTTTGCTGTATCTTTCGGAATGTGAGGCAAAGACTATTTTGTCATCTTCAACAACTGTCGCGGCCGCATCATGGAATTGGAAACTTAAACCTAGTGTTCGCATAGTATAATTATCTGTAAATGAAAGGGTCGCGTTTTCTTAATTCTTCTAAACGTTTCTTAAGGATCTTTTCTTTTTCAGATAACTGCGTCTCTTCGGAAATATCTTCGCCTTCACGTCCACGATCTTCGTTCCCGTCGGCATTAAGTTCAGTTATTTCTTTCTGTGTTTTTTTATAGTCTGTCATAACACTATTTATCGTGTCTTGTCAGATCATCAAAGAGATTATTGAATAAATCGACAGTGGTTTGAACATTAAAAAAGTGGTTTCTATTATGCTCTAACTTGTCCTTAATAGTATTAATATCTAATGTATTTGTACATGCTTTATGTATTGTTTGTTCTGTAATATGCTTTATTCTTTTATCAGATTCACCTATATTGTCGTACCCTTCGTCAAACCATTCTGGAAAAGTTTCAAACCCTAACTTGCGTAATCGCTCTAATGCTCCAGGATGAGTAACTAGTATAAATGGGTGTCCGTACATAATAGGCTTAAATGTTTTTTCAGTTAAAAAGCCAGTGTCATTCGGTGCTTCTGGATAATAGACTGTTTGATTATAATCAGGAACATATTGACTAAAGATGCCAGGCTGAGAAATTAAGTCAGGATCAAAAGAACTTTCATTTGCTATAGTAAACTCTGTATTAGCATACCATTCCCAATTTACCCATCTGTCTCTAAATTCATATGAATTGTTTTCTTGACTAAACATATCAGAGTTCACAGCATGTTGATTGTCAATTAAGTCATCTTCGATAATGATTGGCAATGCCTGGCTTAATGATGTATAATCGTCTCGTGTTAGAGCATGATGAAACTTATCAAATCTATCATTAACAGCGTCCAATGATCCAAAGTCGTTAACACCATGATTGTAAAATGGCTTATTTGGATCTAAGGAGAATCTAGCACTTACTATGCCTTTGTCTATCAACCCATTTTGTACAAGATGGTTTATAATGTATAGCCTGTGGTCTTTCATGTAGTTATTAAGACATATAAATTTATATGGTTTATTATTTTTGTATATATTGTCAGGATTAAAATTCTTATGTATTAATGGGTTTCTTTCATCGTTGTCTGAGGATGCTTTATTACCTTGGAGTTCGTGTAGCATAAAGAATTCTACTTCAACTAGTTCTACGCCAAATTCTTGTTTTATAAGATTTGATCTAGACATCTTGCCGTTATTAAATGGTATACTATGTGCTGAATACAAATACTTTACAAAATCTGCTTTACCAAACATTGTGTGTAGCCAAAAGAACAATCTATGTAAACTATACGACTCCGCTTCAAAGGCATTATCAATAACAATGTTTATACCTGCCCGATGTATTGATTGCCACATAGCAAGAGGTATACAATAACTATGTAGTCTGTGTACTATTACTATAACGTTATTATGATATTGTTTTGCGTCTGTTATAATATTATCAATGTTTTTAACATCGTCAGCATTATTATAATGCTGTATCTCGACTTCTCTATCTAGCAAATTTAAAAACATTCCTTCAGAATGGTCACTTTGGGAGAAATGAATATGATCCTGTTGATCTAGTTGTCCTATAATATACGGTGTGTTCCAATGCTCTTTATAAAGTTTATCGTCTGTGTTCCATGTTTTATATTCAGCATGGGCTTGTTCAGGCGCAGGATCTATTAATGGAAAGATATGTGTTGGCGCATATATTTCATTTGGATTTTGTACATAGTGATTTATTATTGCTCCTTTATTAAAGCATAATATTTTTAAAGTATCTTTCATAAGTATGTATTTAGGAACTTGAACAGATGATTCATTATTGGTTCCTTGTCGTAAAATCTCCTATAGTTATGTATAATTTTATCCAATGTATTGCTGTTAATCCGCGAACGGTCAAAGTTTTTTATGATCTCTAGGAATGTATTATAACGTATATTGTGATCTAAGTCAAGATCGTATTGCGACGAACAGTTAAATTCTTCATGGAAGTTTTCAAAGCCTTGATCATTTAAAACTTTGCTTGTACCTGGCATACCAAACGGTATAAACATATGGCCATATTGTATTGGCTTATATACTTTTTCTGTAAGAAATGCTCTCCATGGTTTAGGCGTTACATCTTTTATTAGTACTTCAGGATACGAATCAATAAATGACGGCTCGTAATAAGTTTCTACAGCAATAGAGTATATAGAGTTTTTATATATGTCATTTGAAAAACTTCTATCATTTAACAGGTCAGGCGTATTGTCTTTTAGATTAACCTTAACTGTTTCTTCTAACTCGGGTATAATCATTTGTTCTGGGTATTTTTTTAAGTTACTAAGTATCTGCTTAGGTGTCGTATTGTACATTGCTAACTCGTCAATCATTCGCGGTGAATGGAAATGCTCATACCATAGTTCTGCTATTACTGGTTGAACAATATGCTGTTTAGCAGGATATTGCCAACGTCTTGATACATAGTTATTTTCAAGTAAGTTATTATCTCTTAAATCATCAAGTAATGCCATTCTATGAAATCTAGGTCTATTATTTAAACAAAGAAAATCCTTAGATTTTTCAGCATTGAAATTTTCTATAATTTGTTCTTCAGATGTTTCATTTGTTATGTGTGTATACGATCCTCTATGATTAGTTATGCCTGAAGAGGCAACTAGTACTTCATTAATTCTAAAGTAATTAAACGTATCAATGTTAACGCCTGTATATTCTGTAAACGCCTTAGGTATATTATCAGTAGGTTGTGTTTTGTCGCCACCTACAATAAATGTAAAGTTTTTGCCAATCTCAAAAAGATCATTCAATATTTTTAAAACAGGATAGTAGTATGTAAACGTAAATGCTTCGAAGGACGCATCAATTAAAACAGGACATTGGATACTAGTAAGTTTCTTAACATCTTCGTTTGTAAGGAACACTAAATCGTCAGCATGTATAAAAACTATATCAGGCTTTGATAGCAGGTCATTATCATCTAGTGATAATCCTTTACTGATATATGTATGAGGACCATGTCCAGCAACTCCGCGGACGCCTAGGCTTCCAAACAAGTGTGGAATATGCGGTATGCCTCTTGATGTATTTGTAAAATAGGAAACACCTGAATTTAAATCTCCGCAAAAGATTTTCTCTTCAATAATAGGTGGTTCACTACACCAGGAAGGCTGTATAGTTAAGTATTCCTCAAAAATAGGATTTATAATTTTTCTATCGGCTAAATCTATCCAAGCAATTCGTATATCACTCATCGCATAACTCAACTAATCGAGGGAATATCTCACGCCAATTCTGCTCTCTGATTTTGTCGAGTTGATCATTGTAAACTTTAAACTTTAGCCAACCATCCTCGTCCCATTCATCATTATCAAACATGGATAATAGATTTCCTAGGCTATGGTTATTACCAAAGTCAGTTCTAAACTGTGAGTGTATCTGTGTTCTTGCTTCTGGGTGTATTATCTTAGGACTTAAAAACGAAGGATCGTATACATAATTTAAATGTACATGTAAGCCTAACTCTCTTGTTGCCCACTTGTGAAACTCTCCTAAATAAGGATAGTTATAAGCACTTACGGTTTGACATATACTGGTTTCAATCCAATCCTCTGCCATAATTTGCTGTAAGTGATTTGTTACTGTTTCCCAATCACTTGGGTATCTAATATAATGATTGCGTTCTGCTAAATCGTCTATACTAGCACTAACTTGTATTTTGCCAAACTGTTTCCATATATCAAATGTTTTTTCTGGTAAGTTTGTCATATTAATATTATACCATAGAGTCATATCCTTTGCTCTTCCGGAAACTATTAATTTTTCTAAATATTCCCAATGCTTTTTAATTAGTGTTGGCTCACCGCCATTGATATATACTAATTCTAAATTGGGTGCTGATTCGAATAAGTCGTCCCAAAAATTATCTTCTTCGGGCCACTTGTATTCGTCTTTGTCTATGTTACCATATTTAGTAACGAAGTCCAAAGTTGCTTCAATTTTCTTATAATCATTGCGCCACTGAGATGAACTTGCTGGATTACAAGTACGACACCTGACATTGCACAAATTACCAAGACGAAGCTCAACAAAACGAAGATCCATATCAATGTGGCCATCTTCCCCCACAAGGTCCTTTGCTCGTACATGGTCGAAGTGTTTAAAAACTTCAGCCTCGGACTGTCTCTTACTTGTAATTCCTTTCCTTTCTTCATCATAACACCTCGTACATGCGGCAGGTTCTTCGTCATTAAGCATTTGTAGTCTGACTTCTTTATAATAGTCAGAATTCATAATTTGCTCTATGCTATGGTTATTTAAATCTAACCATTCATTTCCACCGTCTTCTCTATTGTTTTTACTTCTACTTGCTCCATTTTTGTGATCACTTATACAGCATAACGTACATCCACCATGTGGGTGCGTTGCCAAATGTGTAAATGGCAGAGGGCAATAAGTTTTACTCATTTTCTTCTATTCATCCTGTTAGCAGTTCTCTGAAAACTTTTTTCTAAAAAAGTATTCCACCAACTCGACCAACAGCCTCTTAACCTATTCATCATCTTTACGATCTCTCAATTTTTCTGTCATGCTATCTTCAGGCGGTATTTCCGCATCAGCATTAGCAAATCTTCTACGTTGTATGGCATCCCAATTAACGTTTTTCCATTCGTTCGCGGCATCATGTGTTTCAGCGACTGCCTTCAGCAAGTCGTCTACACTTGAATCTGCTCGAGTGTTTCTTTTAGTTGTCATTTATTAATCTCCATGATTCTTTAAATAAACAAAACCGTGTGTGGCTATCGGCAGTTTTATATATAAACTGCATTGCCAGTAATTGTACAACCTCGCCCTCAAACTTTCCGTTAAGGTTACAAGTATGTTCTATTCTATCGCCTAATTTTGGTTGTTTACTTTTACTCATATTATATACTTATCATGTTATCCTTTAGTACTTCAAAAAGTTCTGTAAATGTATCCTCAAAACTTTCGTCTCTGTATACATCTCCTGCTTTAACCTGTGCCACAAACATTCTCCAATGTTCATCAGTACTTTCTGTACCGGCGTGTGCTACTAATGGTGATATGTCCTTGTCGTATTTTATTTGGTCCCAAGCAGGTAATCCATGTTTTTCAGGATTAGTAACTCTGTCCATAATTGTTTCTTTTAATGGTGAAGGAACGACATTTGCTTCACACCATTCTGGAAAATGTACTAGATTATTCCAAATCATAAATTCAGGGTATTCTGTTTCAAAGAAATGATGAAACTCTCTTAGATAAAAGAAGTTCCACACACTTACGGTATGTGTAACATTTATGTTAACATGATCGTGCTCAGTGTGTAACTTATAAAATTTGTCTAAGTTTGCTAATACATTATTATCCCAACTATCTCCGTGACGCAGATAATCAAACTTTTCTGCTACGCCATCTAAACTTATATTGAACCCTAAGTTCTCAAAGTTGCCTACAATTTTATCTATCAGTTTGTCATTGTAGAATGTTCCGTTAGTGCTGAGAGTAATCATTATATTTTTGCTTACTCCCATGTCAACTAACTTGTCAATGAGTTTACGAAACTCTTTCATATAGAAAGGCTCGCCTCCCATTATTTCTAAAACTTTTACATGTGGTAACCAATCTTCTATATCTAACCAGAACTTAGAATTTTCTAAGTCGTGTAAATCTATTTTCGAAGGTGGCTCCCAAAATGATATTTCTCTATCAATTGATTCCTTTCTCCATTTACTGCTGTAATTTGCATTACAAGTTCTACATTTCAAATTACATGCGTTACCTAGTATAAGTTGATAATCCCGCGGCATATCGGGTTCAGCCTCGTAATCTATTCCATCTGGGTATCTCCATTCTGCGTAACCATTGTATAATTGTCGTTTAGACTCCTTACCGTTGTCTTCGTCTATCCAACATGTAGCACAATTCTCTGGCTTGTTGCCTTCGCGAATTTCATGCCTTAAATCTTTCATATAATCACTATGAAAAATATCTCTAATAGAGTCTTCCCCTAACGTGTAGTCTGAGCCGTCCGGTCGCGATATTCTTTCACGAGCAATACAGCAACTTCGTAAAGTTCCGCCTGGTTCGTTACTGAGGTGTGTCCACAGTAGACTACAATGTTTAGGTTCGCTCATATTCTTCTACTAACAACTTTGATATACAAAGTCTAGTTAAATCGTTTCCTCTATTAAAACTGTCGTGTTTTGTTTGATTGCTTTGGGCAAATATAATACAGTTAGTTGGTTTCAACTGTAACCTATTACATACTACCATGTGCGCCTTCATATACTTGTTAGGTATATAATCTGGTCCCCACGCACTCATGGCATACTCGCCAATCATAGCACCAAAGTTATTTACTATACCGTGTTGATTAGCAAACAATACAGCATCGTCTATTTCTTTACGTTGTAAACGTATGCCTGCTCTTGCTCCTATGATAGGAAACGTTTTGCCTAAACTAAACGTAACTTCCTCTACACACGGTTTATCTATGTTAATACTTATGCCATAGCACATACCAAAGTAGGCCATATCTATTAAAACAGGCACATTATTATGTGTACACCAGTCAAGTAATTCATTCATGTCTTCTTTTACACGACCAGTATCGCTAAAAGGACAACTGATAATTACAGCATCGCCTTCTTGAACTTGCTCGTAATTATAAATCCATGACCATTTAGCATCTAAATTATTACTAGCAACTTTGTGCATCATAAAGTCACCTTTATAAAACTTAAAGGTTTTTTTGCTATGTCTTTGCATGAACATACTAAATGCTTCACTGGTTCCGTTAGTTTGTGTAACATGCGGAAAAGCATCTAAGCCACTGATAGTATTTAACTGGCTACTTCTAATCCATCTGCCAAACATTTCTACAAACTTTTCTCTATGATCTGTTACGCCATCCGCGGCAAAGAAGTCTCGCCACTCATATGTGCTTTCACAGAAATCTCTAAGTTCCCATGTAATGTCTTTGTCCTGAATTGCATATCCACCGTTAAGTGGTCCGCTGTAGTTATACTCACTCATCGCTTTCTAATTTTCCATGTCCGTATTCATTTTCTAAATGGTAAGGTTGATCGGCATCTTTATCGTACCAATACAAACTTTTGTGTGGTGGATCTCTCCAATCATGCTTACTGTCTGCTATGTAGTAAAATAATCTAAACCCTACTCTAAACCTGTCCTCAGGACATGTAATAGGATTAGGGTGTCCGTGGAATCCACGTTTGTGATATTTCCAAATAACAACATTACCCATCTCTGGCGGATAACTTACAACCTTATGAGTTTTATCAAAATCCCAAAACTGTAAATCTCCGTGCCATTCTGGATCCCAGTCAGGTGTAAAGTATAATATTAAACTTAACGCTCTGTGCGTTTGGCATTCTTCATTCCAGTTAAAGTCGGAATGTATCTTAAGGCTATCGCCCTGAAAACTTTTCATATAACCAGCACCGACTAAATATGGGTCTGGTAATAAATGCGGTACGTCACATACCTTCCTTAGCCAACCTAAAAACTCTGGACTATGTAAAGCACTAACAAGTTGCCTAGCCACCGGCGCATGTTCTAGTTCCTTGCACTCTTCCATGTAACTTTTTGCCCTAGTAAATGTAGTCCAATGCTTTTTAGGTATTGTAATACTTTCTTCATACAATGCTTTACTTACTTCTGCTGGTATAAAATCATTTAAGGCAAGGGTTGGATAAGGTGGGGTATAGCGATACTGCTCATTTAATTTAAGCATCTCGTTATCACTGCCCCACTTATCGTGTATGTGATCAATTATAAGTTGATCTATGTTCATTATGCTCCTCTAGTGTTGCCGTAATGGATAACCTGAACACCTGTAATGTCAGGCGTCTTTCTCCATGGGTCAACTACGATACTTCCATTCGCAAAACTTAACTCTGTTCCGTTACCAGTCTTGACACTTAATGCTTCATCGCAATCTGTGACATTATGCTCACCATACCAATTAGGCACCGTATCAAGTTGGTCACCGTATGTGACTCCTGGGTTATGTGCTAATAAGTATACTGCTGGATTGTTTAATACATCCTCCGGCGGCGTGTCACCAGTTTGTTCGTCATAGTAATACAATGGATGCCCTTGGGCAACAACATAGTGACCTACAAGCATACTACTAGAACCACTTTCATATGGCACTAATGGTTTGTATGCTTTACCTACTATAACTATAGGTATGTCATTTGCTAAGTCTAGCAATCTTTTTGCCATGTTCTCTGCTTGTACTTCTCTTGAAAGCATTACAGCATCAAACAAATCGTATCCTAAGCCTAAGTTTTCAGCCATCCAACGTAACGCGATATTATCTCTAGGGTGACAAGCACCGCCATCGCCCATGCCCGGCTTCATGTACCCAGGTCCCATAATACGTCTGTCTGAATTTGCCAAAGCATCGCACACAACTTCTGCGTTAATGTTGCCTGACGCTTCTGCTACGTCTTGTATCATATTAACTAAACTAACTTTCGCTGATATAAATGTATTATAGAAAACCTTAATACATTCGCATTCGTCCCATGTACCTATAACATAGTTTGGGTCGTTTTGCATTATTGTTTTGTAGAAGTCTACTAGTTCTTTTGCGTCACCAGTTTCACTTCCATCTTCTGTTCCAATCATTACCATTTCTGGATTAACCATATCCCACTTCACAGTACCCATAGCAATTAAGTATGGATTGTACACAAAGCGAGTGTTAGTCATTAGAGGAATAAATTCTCTTCTTACAGTACCAGGCAGTACTGTCGATATAAGGACTATTAATTGTTCTTGGGTCGCTACAGCATTTACTTTACTAAGAATGTCTTTAACTATTGTATAATCAAAGTCCTTGTTTGGTAAATGGCTGGTAGGTGCCTTGCCATCATACTGTGGGTCATGTGGTGTAGGTACTGCGATAAAAACAATTTCTTGTCCTCTTACAGCATCTTCCATATTATCAACCATTGTAAAGTTTTCAGGCTCTACTGGGTTAACATCATAACCAACAACATCATGGACCTCGGCGACCATTTCGGCGCAGGCTTGTCCTAACTTACCTACTCCGATGAATCCGATTGAGGCCATTTTCATCTCCTGTTATTGTCTCGTGCACTATTATCTAGTACACTCATATTTATCATTGCATAAATACTAGTATGGCAAATGATGATCCGCCTAATGATTGTAAATTAATAGAAGAAATAAGATAAATAATTTACATAAGAATATAACATAAGGTTATATTAGTATCAGAGTATTCACTCGTAGTTGATACGCAATCCAAAGGAAAATAAAATGTACAAGTATATAGCCGTGGCTCTGATAGCCATATGGTCTACATCAGTGTGGGCTACAGATTATGCTACAGAAGTAGCAGATATTATTAATAATAATTGTGTAGTATGTCATAGAGCAGGTGGCATAGGACCAATGAGTTTTGAAACGTATGACCAAGTTAGACCATGGGCGCCATTAATGGCTATTAAAGTAATGAAAAGAGAAATGCCACCTTATGCGTATGATCACGGTGTTGGTATACAAAAGTTACAAGGCGACTGGCGCCTATCCCAAGAAGAGATTGATACTTTTGTTGAATGGGTAGACACTGGAGCAATGTATGGCAATACAGAAATTGTAGTACAGCCTGTAGTATTTCCAAATGATAATGAATGGAGTTTCGCACAGGACTTTGGTGAACCTGACCTTATAATTGCGTCAACTCCTATAGATATTCCTGCCGAGGGAGCGGATCTTTGGCATAAACATTATGTGCCTGCCGGCAACGAAGTGCCTAGGTGTATTAAAGCAGTTCAAGTTAAGCCACGTGGAGATGCTAAGGCTGTAGTACATCATGCTAATAGTTCTGTGTTCTTAACAAACGAAGAAACTGGAGAGTTAGAACGTTATGGACAGTTAACTGAATATGCCATGGGCAAGTGGGGTGAGATACCAGGCGATGGTGTGTGCCGTACACTTCCAGCAGACTCACAAATCCTTTGGGACATTCATATGTATCCAGGAGGGGTTGGAGCAACAGCACAAGGACTGGCAGTTAAAGATAATATAGTAGAGATTGGACTATGGTTCCATGAAGTAGGATATGAGGACAAGAGTTACAATCAAGACTTGGCACTATACCCTTTGCGAGATGGTTATGAGAATGGTCACTTAATTATACCTCCTAATGGTTATGCTATGACACAAGGGTTTAAGTCTTTTGATCACCCAGTGCGTATAGACAGTTTCCAACCACATGGACACTTGCGGATGAATGCCGCCAGCCTAGAGATATTTTATCCTGAAAGCGGACGTACAGAAAAGATAGGACAAGTATCTAACTGGAGTGCGACTTGGCACCACAGCCATTTGTTTGATACTTCCGTGGCACCACTAGTTCCTGCTGGTGCGGTACTAGTTATGAAACAATGGTATGATAATACTGCTGATAATCCAAACAACCCTGATTCAGATATGTGGGTAGTAGATGGTAGTAGGACTGGAGACGAAATGTCTCATTTTTGGATAGCCGTTACACACTTAGATGATAAAGGCTATAGTAAATTAAAGGCTAGTCGTTGAAGTCTGGGTGGGTGTCGTTGCCTATTATACCGTCATACCCTTTGAAGCGATAATAAACTGAAAGTTCTGCGCCTTTCTTAACAGGTATAACTGTGTGTATTGTTCTGTCACCTTTGTCTGTGCTTATGTAACAGTTAGGACTTTCTGAATGGTTAATAAATCCACCAAGCGGTGTTCTAACCCATTCGTGCCTGTCTTGATTATACACTAAGACATGTGTTTCACCTAATACAGTACCGGCTTCGATATCCTGAGTAGCATGTAGGCCTAGGCCGTCTATTTTAGATTGTTTAATTGTTAAACCTTCTGGTAAAGGTCTATAGGTAAAGTCGTTAAACGTCTTGCTCACGATAACACTTCTTTAAGTTCACCGGCAGTATGCATTTCTGTTATAATGTCACATCCACCAATTAGTTCTCCCTTAGCAAATAGTTGAGGGAAAGTAGGCCAATCAGATATGTCCGGCAATGTAGCACGAATCTCAGGATTCTCAAGTATATCTACATAACCAAACTCTGCGTTACATTCTATAAGAGCCTGTACTGTTCTAGCACTGAATCCACATTGTGGTTCATAAGGTGTTCCCTTCATGTATAACAAAATAGGTGTTTCTGCTATCTGCTTTTTGATTTTTTCTTCTACTGTTTCGCTCATGAAGTCTTCCTACTGTATTCATTAACCAGCTCTTCGCCGCTTAAACGTTTACCAAAGGTTACTTCTTCTAATAGCACTTGCTTATCATTATAAACTTCGCGTCTAATAAAGCCACCGTTGTATTGAGTGTCCATTACATATTGTCCTTCTTTGGTATCCTGTGGACGGGTATCGTACCACATGCTAGCCAGTCTGTGACTATGTAATGATTGAATGCCATCTGCCCATTTTTCTGCTTCTATTAAAAGGCGTTGTCTTTCTACTGTATCGTCGTATTGTGTCATAATATTATTTATAAACTCGGTCCGCCATTATGCCCAATTAACGACTTTTTCTTCTTCGATTCTCTCCATCTAAGAAAATCCAACGCAACTTCTCTTGTAGAATGTGTTAATGTGCTGACTGGTGTTTTTACTTTTACTTTTTTCATATTAATGCCCTGTGTTACCATTTGTTTTGGTCAATGCCTCTTGTATTGTAATCACTTTTAGGTGATGCTTTATCATAGTTGTAAGGAACCGAAACTGCGTATGGATCTGTCATTCCTTTTCCTATCCATGTAAACTTATTATAAACTGTAGACGGATTTATATGATCAAAGTATCTGTCTACACAGGTATCTTTTTCTTCTGCGTATGCTTCTACTTCATCATACGTTCCGTATACTAATTCGTTATTGTTTAGTTTTGCTAGTTCCGTGTTGCTCATAATCTGCTAATTTGTCCTAAGTAATTATCTACTTGTGGATCGTTTAATCCTCTTAGCACATCATCGGTGATGTCTGTGTCGTAGCATAGTTCACCTTGCCAAAAAACTGCTAACTCCCACTTACCTTTAATAGGACGCATACCTGACTTATGTGCTTCAGGATCTTGCGATTCGATATACTCGTCGTCCATGTTATTAATAAGTTCGAACTCTGGTATTAAACTAGCACCATAGCCATTTGAAAACTCGTATATACAATGCCTGCCGCCCATGTGATGAGCTGATTCCTCTTTAATATATTTTCTCCACCTAAGCATGTGGTTCTGTCTCCGGGTCAACTAAAAACTCATCGTCTAGGCTTTCGCCTTCTATACTTTCTTGTTCTTCGTCAAGGTAATCTGTGATAGCAAATCTTTCGTTTAGTTCTTGGCCTAGCTCGTCATCGTCCCAAAAGTCTCTGCTCTGTTCACTAATTGACATCTCGCCTGTTTCTAATGTACCGCAAAAGTCATTGCCGCCTTCATGGAACTGTAATTTAATATCAACATCAGGATTATTAGCCATGTAAGTAATACATGCTTCATCCGGTGGTCCCCACGCACTTTCGCAATAGCCAACAATAGCAGAAGTAGTATCATTAATTGTTTCCAGTTCTAAATTAGCATCGGTTAGTGAAATGTCCCACTTAGTGCCCCAAGTGTTAATTGCGTCGTCATAATCCCAATTACCAATTGGGACCATTGCTTCTAGTAACCCATCGCTACTTGTATCTGTTGCTTTACTCCATATTGCTTCGACCTTTTCTGTAGGTCCTTCAATTACAATATGATTACTACACCAATTTGGCATCTTACAGTTTCTCCCCTAGTTCAAAACCTCTAAAGGTCTTAAACCTTGGAAACCTTAGGCTCCAAACATCGTCAGCGTCTTGGCTTTGTGTTGCCGCATCTGCTCTAATCTCTACTAACTGCCCGATAACTGATTCCTTAACTGCCCATACATCTTTACGCATGTCATCAGTTAATCCGCTACCAACATTAAGGTGGAAGTCTTTGCCATCATCGTTACCTTCAACAACAAACGCACCAAGCATACCAGCATTTTTGCCTGTACCCTCTTCAACGCCAACTACTGTTAGTGTAACTTCAATGAAAGGTTTGATCTTTAACCAAGCATGACTACGTTTACATTTGTAGCCATCATGTGCTGGCTTTATCATTAGACCCTCATAGCCTTCTTCTAACGCAAGTTTGTTCATTGCTTTGAACTGTGCCTGCCCTTCGTCTAAGTCTAGGTTAACAAGTGTTGCTTCAACTAACTGTATTCTGTAGTTGAACAAACTGCTCAACTGAGTTAGCCTATCACGTCTATCAATAGCACTCATTGTAGTGCCTGCCGCGTTAAACTCTTCAAGTGTTAGCATGTCAAATACAGCAAGATATGAATCCTCAGTCTGAGCACCCTCTTTTCTGTGTACTTGTCTCATAAGTGTTTGGAAGTCTTCTGACATCACTTCGCCATCAAATACCATGCCTTCGAACTCTGGCTTACTTAATGCTTCGTTAATGTGTGGAAAGTTTTCTAGTAACTTACCATTACGTGAATACAATGTAGCATCACCGTTTCGCACAATAGCAATAACTCTAACGCCATCGTATTTGTATTCAATATAACATACTCCAGCAATCTTCTTAGGATGTTTAGCACCATCATGTGCTAACATACAACCAAATAGTGGAATAGTATCTTTTTTAACTTTGTTAATAAGTTTAGCACCAGTACCACAACGAAGGTCTTTGATTAGTATTCGTCTGTACCAATCGTTCCATTGTTCGTTAGTTGCTTTATCGCAAAGTGCCTGTATGGCATCACGAGCCGCATGTCCAGTAGTCTGTCTAAACTCTAAGTCTGTAGCAAGGTCGTTAAATTCATCTAAAGTAATGCCTTCGCCATCTTGCTCACTAAACGGAACTTGCTTAACACCAAAAGTAATTAACGGATCAAGACACTTTGTAGCACCATCAATGAATACTGAATCCATTTCCTGCTCAATAACGTCTTGCTTGAATAGAGAACTATTGTTGCTCTCTAGTTTTTGTATAATGTTCCATGGATTCATGATTTCTCCTTTTTTGTGTTATAATCTGCCATCGCTTCTTTGATCATTGTGCGATACTCACCCATCAACTGCCAACCGTTTAGGTCTCCTGATGATTGAATGTCAAAACCATAGCCATCTTTAACTTGTCTATTTGGCTTAAATGAAACTTGCTCTACAAAACCAAATTCGATTTTGTAGTATTTCTTTTGATGGTAAGTTCCTCTCTTGTCGCCATGTAACCAAAAAGTATCATCTTTGCCTTGAACAGGAGTCATTACAGCACCTGTTGTAGCCTTAATAAACTTTTTCATATCGTCCGTGTGTTGATACTTTGAAGCAAGGACGGTTGTGTTTCTTTGCGTAATCACTATGCCACCTCTGCTTTAAGTTGAGCATCGTTGTGATCGAACCAACCATTAGCAGTCTTGAACTGACATTTGTAGTCAGAACGATCATTGCCTGGAAGTGGAATCCACTGTTCAGCCTTACCAATAATACCACGTGCCCAAAAGTTATCATCGTCACGCGGAGTATGATTAGTCTGTGCTAACCATCTGTCACCGCCCCAACGGAATTGGATTGGTGTTTCCCAATGCTCACATATTTCGCCTTTGCCGTCACCGTCTTTGCCTAGTTGACGAATTTCAAAATCTAAAATGTATTCTTGCGAACCACCATTGTTATATTCAATGATGTTGGTTAGACCCGGAATGCCGTCAGCCTCAATCTTAGCAACTTGCTTGTCAGTAAGATCATCAACAAAGTACGTTGTACCGCCCTTGAACTTCCAATGTGGATTCTGTTCATCACCGTAATTTTCTTTGTATTGCGACTGGATAACTAATGTATGCATAATAAAAACTCCTACGTCTTTTGTTAAACTATGTGCATATTATACTAAAAAACCGCCGTGAGGTCAACCTTTTTTACCACTTTTTTTGGTATATTTAACTATTTGATCGCATTATTACATCGTTAACTTTAAGTTTAGATGTATTTTGTAGGAAAACCCCACGATTTTTGCCTTCTGGCATATAACGATAGCTCAGGCTGTCGTGTAATAACTGTATACCTCTTTCACCGTAATACTTCTTCAAAGGCCATTCTCTCATCATTTCTTCGTATGTATCTGAAGTAGGTTTTGCTAACTCACCTATATACCGACTAGGACTAGTATCTTCCTTTTGCCAGTCTTTTGAATACCCAAATGTATCAAAATCCCATTTGTAGAAATTATATAATACATCTAGTACTCTATCCCTATTATTGCATTGCTCAATAACATTTTGCCACGGAAATCCACTGCTTAACTCATTTCTATGTGGCGTAGGATTTTGCATTGCTACAGGCTTAATGTAGCCATAGTGTTCCATAAAGCGATGTCTAGTGTGCTCGTACATTTCTTCCATACGTTCAAAGCACCCAATGTAATCAACTCTTGGTGCTGTAGTATCATCTACTAGGTAATATATCTGTGGTGTTTTATGCATTGCCCATAAACTTGTTACAGTTACAGGATCTAGGTATGTCAATAGATTTGATACATCTTTAGGCTTACCAAAGAATCTCCAATTAACCCAATATTCAAACGACATATCTGATGCCGCCAACGGGCCTGCCATGCCCCATCTCCATAGACTAACTTCTCTATCATACGGATTCCTTACCATTGCCATTTTGTAGTTGGCATCAGGATTATCCATATAATGACAAGCCGTACTAACAGGACTATGGTTATCGAATATCTCTATATCAGTATTTGTACCATAGTTCTCTAGGAACATTTTAAAGGATTTACCACCGGTACGTGGTATGTGGATAAAGAGTAAATCTTGTTCCGGTAAGTAAAACATTATTTTAAGTTTGCGTTCTTAAAAAGTTCGTCAGTTCCAGCAGTAACAACTGCCTCGACTTTTGCTAAGTTAAGATAGATCTCAACTTTTTCAGTGTGCTTATTCCATAGCCTTGATAAATCAGAGGCGTGGTTAGGATCAAGCGGTATAGCACCTTCTATATCAGAACCCATTAGCTCAGACTCATTACCGCGTTCATCGGTAATAATTAACTTGTCACAGTATTGACTTGGTATCGATGATGGAAATACTTCTTTAAGCATTTTATCAAAGTTACTTAGTTTGGAGTTATGGGTGAGAATTATTTTTCTCAGTGCCATAACTCTACTTCTTCTTAACTGCTGAGTTTTTTGGTCTGCCTGGCTTAGGTGCTGGTTTTAACTCCGGCGCTCTTGCGTAGGCTTCTTCTCTTTTGCTATGTGCGTCAGCTCTCATCTGATTTTGGACACTATCAATATCTGATTCAATAAGGTCTGCTTGTCTTAGCAGTTGTTGAGCGATTTCTAACTGCTCTTCAGCCTCTCTTCCAGATAGTTGTTTTGGTCTTTCGATCTGATTAACAGCATCCATTACAGATGTATCAGCAAGAGTTGGTTTGTCCATCTCTTGACCTTTCTGAATGTCACCGATAGCACTATTAAGATCACCTAAAGGTATTCTGTCTTTAGTGGTTGGTAGCATAACTACTTCACTGACAGGTACTTTAGTGATTAATTTGTCTTCGTGTAACGCTTTTAGCATAATTCTACCATCACTAAAGTTTCTACCGTTTAGTACATTGGCTAAATCATTATTATTCTGTGCTTCTAGGCTTTCGACCTCTCTGACTAGTTCATCATGTTGAGTAATTCCTAGTTCACCTGACATCACAACTAATGCGTTTTCAGGCTCCCCAGGAACTTCTCTAAATAAAACTAGACATTTACGATCGCGCCATTCGGCAACATGCTTCATTATGTCTGGCATATTATTCCTCTACTGGTGCTTCTTCTTCTGCCGGTGCTTCACCTTCAACCGGTTGCTGAGCCTGTGCTACGGCACCCAAGAACATGGAAAGTTTATCATAAACTGCTCCAACTTGTGATGCTTCGTTGCCTTTAAAGGCTCCTCTTTGAACTGCTAAGTCTACAATCTGCATAAGCATAGAAAGTTCTTCCAGGCTAAGTGCCGGATCGGCTTGTTGCTCTTGCTCCGGTGCTTCACCTTCAGGCATTTCGCCTACGGTGTTACCTTCGTCCGGTGCGACTGTTTCTTCTACAATCTCTGTGTTTTCGTTGTCTGCCATTTTTTCCTCCAAATGGATAAATTTGTATTACAATAGTATTTATTAACTGGTGCTTTTATGTGAACGATAAAAAGGTGTCAATTGCAAGTTGGTCGTAAACATTAAAGGTTAACTTGGCTCCACTAAGGGTTCCACCTTTGCCGCTACCAGTATCCATAAAGATAACACGCTCTTCATTCTTAGTGTAGTACACCAAAGGCATCTTTAAGTTGTTTACAAAATCAGGCGCCGGTTTCAATGGCGAACGATCGTGTCCAACAAACACAATATGTCCTTTTGGTATTGCTTCAGCCCAATCATACACTCTATGAGCGTACGGCTGACCTTGCCACATTACAGTATTCGTGTTATCAACCTGTCCGTATAAGAATACGTTTTCAATTGACTTCTTCGTGATCTTCTTCTCTGCCCAAAACTCAGGATGAAACCCGCCGTGAGTAAAAAAGAAGTTTTTAAACCATGCAAAATGAGGCATCCTAGGACCAACTTCTAACATAAGGTCCCTAAAAAGATCAATACCAAAGTCTACCCTTGCTAATGTATCTCTCTGTGCTTTGCCTAATTTAACATCATTGCCCTTTGCCCAACGATACATTTTGTTATCGTGGTTTCCTTGGATAATCATGCCATGGCCGCTATCTAATATTTCTTTAGCAAGTAAAAGACTCTCTAAAGGTTTAGGACCATAATCAATGATGTCACCAAGTTGTAGGTAATATAGGTTATTTTTACGAGCATAAGAGTAAGACGTCGCAAAGTCAGAGAATACAGAATGTACATCTCCTACTACGAGCAAACCTTTATAATTTTCTAATGGTAATTCCACAACTTATACTCCTAACTAACCTATGTTGCAATTATACTAAAATTGCTCTCATAAGTCAAGCGATATTAACGCCAATAACTTTCTAATTTACCCTCTCTAACCAGGTCAGTACTCACACAATGTGGGCCTCCTGCTAGGGTTCTCATATGCCTCATTTGAACAGGCACTGGTGTGATTCCATGCTTTTCCATGGCTTTCATCAATGGTACTTCTTCACTTGGTACTAATACATGTTGGGGATCAACACTTAATACATTCATACCAATCCAACTACTTGCTGGAGCATAGTCTTCTAAACAAGGCTGACCAACACACATTTCTTCTGTGTACCAAATCTTATCCCAATTTTTGTATATCTCGGGTACTTTATCCTTATCGACTCTACTACCATTAAGAATAACTAGACCAGGCCTAAGTGGCATAATGGTACTGTCAACATGAGCCCAACTGTATAGGTCCTTCATTTGGTGTACCCTAAAGTCGGGGCCTAGAGCGTTCTGTAACCACTTAGCACCCATCTCATTACCGGTGTTGGATATAAGATACAGTATGTCGTAACCCATGCGTATAAGGTTAGCAGGGTCTAGTATAGGTTCGTTATTGTTTACACTTGGGTCTCTGCCTGGTTGTATTTTAAATAAGTCATCTTGTAACATAGGCTTAGGCATCTGTAACCAATTAGCACCTTCCATCATCTTATCCATAAAGAGGTCTCGGAATAAAAAGGTTTCATGGTACCTTGCTCTCAAACTCATAGCACCTTCGATGATCTTGTCACCTATTACAGTAACACTATCACGTGGGCAGTATGCTTCGTATTGATCGGACTTCCAATGCCCGTTGCTAACGTCTGCTGTAAAGTCCACAGCATCAAGATTAGGTCTATGTACCTTAACACCGAAATCGTTGCTTAGAACGTTGCACATTGCGTCTAAGTCCTCTTCTGCTTCGTGGTATACATGCTCTGGGTAACTACCCTTTGGCATCTTGGCATACTCTTCAGGACTTAAATTGGCATAGTTGGTAGCATGGTGAGAAAGGTCTCCATGCGGTATATTGGCACCTGTGGCAGTACCAATTATTACTTCTTTAAGTGGGTCCCATTCATTACAGGACCAAAGATCTTTATTCTGTGTCATGTGTAGTATTTACTACAATTGACTCAATATGTGGTGCTAGTCCGGTTTCTTTGCCGGTTGCTTGGAATAGTTGCACGAAGGCATTACAGTCGCCTGTATTTTCAAAATAGATACGCCAAATATTGTCGCTACCTATCGTGGTCATATGGAATACGCCTTGAGCATTTACATCAAAGTGATCAAGTAATTCCCAAAGGGTATCATCGTCTTTGGCTGACTGAAACACTTCAAGTTTATTTTGTAACATACTTTCATAGGTAGGAGTACCAATTAAACCTTGGTACTCTATCCCTGTAAGTTTTTTACTTCTTTTAATCATTATGCCTTGTACTTAACTGTTACGCCATATGGTGCTACTGGAGTTCTTCCACCGTAGCCTGCGCCGTGTACAATAAACAATGTATCGCAGTAATCTTCGTCACCCCAACTACCCCATGGGTAGCCATCTGTGAATACAATTAGTTTCTGTGGTACAATGTCTTCTTCTTTAAGACGCTCAAACATACAATCAAACTCAGTACCGCCACCACCTTCGATTTGAATGTCGTGTATTTCATCAACGTTACTAGCATCAAATTCGTGTATAGTGTAAGTGTCTGTATCAAAGAAACAAAGTCTTAATACAAAGTTTGTGTACTGCTCCATGATACCTTTTACTTCACTACAAAGATCTCTAAGCATATCGTCGCCCATAGAACCGGAACTATCAATAAAGCAAAATACATCTAAGTCTGTGTCGTAATCCATACCAGGAAGATAAACTTGTTCAGCAATACCTTTTCTAGCAGGTCTCATAAAAGTGTAATCGTTCTTAACAACACTTTGAATGTTCGTAGCAAGAAGGTCTCTCCAATCCAACTCAGGATTAGTAAGTTCTTGTATCATCTTTCTAACGCCTCTTGGTACATCTTTATTACTAGCACCTTTAGACGCATTCATGATTGCTTCTTTCATCTCCTCGCGGATTTGGTTTCTTTCTTCCTCGGAGTATTCTGGTGGTCCATCTTCGCCGTCTTGTCCTGGAGCATTAGCTCTTGGACCAGTACCGTCACCATCTTCGTCACCGTCAAAGTCTAAATGCATGTCTAATGTTTCTTGGTTCTGATCACCGTTCTCAAACAAGTCATCGTATACTTCATCGGAAATCCAGTTCTGATATTTGTAATCAAAACAGATATTAACTTTGGTAATCTTCTTACCAATGTTGTTTTCAACTAAGTCCATGTTCACAACATAGTCATTTGCTATGTTCCATAAACGAGGTTCTCTGTTGCCTCTACGATCCATATGATCATAAACACAATGTAATACCTCATGCCCCATTAGGAAGATAAGTTCATCATCATCCAATGTGTTAATAAATTCTGTATTATAAAAGAAATGTCTGCCATCTGTTGCGGCAGTCGGGCACCAACTAGATGCCTCTTGTAACTCTAACCTAGTAGCCAGGTTACCAAAGAAGCCATTATTCAAAAGTAATTGTACCCTTGCGGTAATCAATCTATCTTTTGTTTCTTCTGCTGTAAATGTTGCTATATTCATATTGAAGTTCTCCTACAAACTATACTTATATTATACTAAAAAAACTGGGTAAGGTCAACCTACTTTTACTTAAAAAGGATGGGGGGACCGTTAAGATCCCCCCTATAGTCTGCGTCGCGTCGTTGTAGGTTGTAGGAGTAACTGGCGACACAGGAACTAACTTATGAGCCGATGTTCATATACTTGCCGTATCTTTCAACCCACTCGTCGATACGATCTACATCAGCAAAATCTACGTCTATCTCGTACTCGCTAAGAGCAATCTTACATCCGAGTACGCACATTTCTGGTTCGAAATTGTCCATTAAGAAGTTAATAAAGTTATTGAACGAAGTTGTAAGTGCCTTCTCGTCCTCTGACTCTTGAATGTTTTTCAACTCATAGCTCATACCTACTGTAAGAGCATACTTGGAAGATATTTCAAGTTTCTTAAGTTCTGTAACCTTACCTGAAAGTATTTCAGAAGGGTTAGGAAGTTTAGAAGCATTCTTCTTATGATTCATAAATTTGATTGCCATACCTTCACCAACCAAACCTGTTACAATGTCCATCTCCTCATCATGAGTCATGTCACTGTCTTCAAGCATCTGGCTAACAAAAGCCCAACTTCTTGGAGTAGCAAAACTTCTGCTTGAACTCTTAGGATCAAAGTCAAAAAGGTCTTGTTTAGCAAAAGCCAAGTAACCAACAACATCAGCAAGGATGTTATTTTCAATAGCCCATGTCTGCCATACACCGTGGTTAACTTCTACTTCTAAGTGAAGGAACCTGTTAGCAAGTGGACTAGGCATTCTGTAAGTAACACCTTTATCAGTGTCTCTGTTACCAGCCGCCGCAAGTACTACATTATCAGGTAGTACATAGTTACCAACACGTCTGTTAAGGATCAACTGATAAGCAGTTGCCTGTACACTTGGAGGTGCTGAGTTTAATTCGTCTAAGAACAAGTAGACAGTTTCATACTGACTAGCAAGTTCTTCTGAAGGTAGTTCGGCAGGTGCCGCCCACTTCATTTTGTTATCTGTTTCGTCCCTGTACGGATATCCTTTGATATCAGTTGGATCTAATAAAGCCATTCTCAAGTCGATTAAAAGGTTGTTACCTTCTTCGGCTATCTGAGCTAGGATGTCGGATTTACCAACTCCTGGAGGTCCCCATATAAATACAGGACGCTTCTTAGCGAAGGCTCTCTTGATATGCTTCTTAGCACGATCGAGTTTAATTTTTCTTACATTTTCCATATTTTATTGCTCCTACACAATTATTTAATATACAACTATTATACTAAATTGTTGGGTTAAGGTCAACCTCTTTTTGAATCTTTTCTAATTCTTTTATTAAAGAGGGATTTGCGTCAATGTTCTTTTGTTCAACAAAAGTCATCTCAACTAGGTAACCCAACGACTGTAACTCTTCTAACCTTTGATGTACATCGGTATCAGTGTAATGCGTAGGATCAACAACCCAATCATGGTTGCCTGCCCTAGCACTAAACTTATCTAGATAACGAAGTAAAAATATCATTATGCTACCAATTCTGCTTCGATAACTAATGATGTGATATCAACAAACCCAAACCCGTCAACTATGTGGAATGACCCACTAACTTTGTCTTCGACAATGTCACCAACTGATAGTGAATGCATATTTCTAAGTTCAGTTACTTTTTTAGTCTTCTTGTTTAAGTAAGTCCTCATAGTAAAACCACTAACGAAAGCATCAAACGTTTCGTCTGTGTCAGTGTCTTCGTTGTAGTAGTAACCATTTAGGATTTTGAATACTTCTTCTAACTTATTACCTTCAGTAACAAACTCTGCTACCTGGCATACGTTAGTGTAATGTTGAAACATATCAGCAGTAAAGCCTTTGGCGCCTTTGCCTGTTTCTAAACGAGCATTGTACTCTGGGTACTTATTTGCTGTATTTGTGTGGCCGCCATCTGGACCATTGACAAAGTCATAAACTTCTTCACTAACTTTGATTTGGTGTATATTGTACATAAAAACTCCTACGTTTTTGTTTAACCTATGTGTATATTATAGCAAAATACAGGGTCAAGGTCAACCTTTACCAGACGTTTCTTTGATTTATTTCGCCTGCTAAGTTGTTGAATTGATTAGTAAAAGCAGAATATACTGTAACTCTTGTTAAATGCGAGGTATGTACTTCCATGCTATGTAGCAGTTGACCCGGAAAGATTACTAAATCGTTGTATTTGTTAGGTATATTAACGTCCTGCTCTTCACCAAGTACCAAGGAACCACCTTCTGTGTAGTCCCAATGCGGATTACCAAACCATAATGCTATAGTGTAGAACTCGCTATCAGCAAGTTCATATCTATCCTTATGTGGTTTAAATGTTTGGTTGGATCTAATCGCATTTATGTACGATTTTTGATATGAGCTTTTCTTACAGTCAGGAGATATAACTTTGGCATGTTCGATTATATCGCTAACAGGAAAAATATTAATATAGTCTACTAAGTTTAAACCTGATGTAAAGTAATGCATATCAGTATCCTGACGTCCACCACCACAGTTAAAGAATGGAACAGTAGTATAGTAATCTTCCCATTTGCGTAGGACAACGTCCGAGAACGCATCAGGTATGTGTACTACTTGTAAGTCATCGATTGTGTAGGTCTTCATTTGAACCAAATATAGATCTTGTCTTGTTTCTTTTTACCTGACTGCTGACCTAGTTGCTGTTTTAGATCCTCTTCATCCTCGCATACCGGAAGACCAAAGGATACAGCATCGTCATACATTTTAGGTGATATGTTAAAACAAATTGTGCCGCCTGGCTTGATATTGTCTATACACTTTTGCCATAGCGGAATAAAGAATTCAGTATAAAACTTTTCATCTGATTCCCAAGGCTCCATGTGTTCATATATTTCTAAGTTTACATATGGTGGAGATGTTAATACAAAGTCATACTCTAGTTCACTAAAGTCTACATCGAGAGCACTTTGCCATAACATTTGTAGTTTAGGCTTTTCAAATACAGCAGGCGTCTTGTTATCAAGCATCTTAATCATGCTGTCGTATGCTGGCTTCATGTTTATATTTGTGTCAATACCAGTGTAGTCAATACCAAGTGCCCACGCACCTAACATTCTACCGCCCCAACCGGCTGTAGGATCTAACACACTTTCAGCATTATACTTTTGATATAAGTATTTGGCAGTTGTACTCTTAAACATTACAACAGAGCCTAAGTTAATCCTAAAGCATTCAAATACATTTCCTGCGGCAGATTTGCCACCTCTGTTACGTTTTCTTGCGGAGTCAATAAGTTTATCCCACTTGTCCTTGTCATTATAGATATCGTAAATAGTATCTCCGCCTTCGCGATGACATTGTAGTAAGTTCTTAAATTGATGATGGTATAGGAAAGGATTGCCATAGAAGTTATTCCTGTTTTCACCAGAGTTAAAGCCGAACAAGTTGTTTAAGTCTTTGTTCAAATCGCTGGCAGAGAGAACCTTATGTTCTTCTATCTGCTCGATTGTTACATCTTCTATATTTTTATTTACTGGTTTTAGTGTCATTAAATATTGTCTCAACTTTCCCTTCGCATAGTGCTCTGTTCTTATGTTTGAAGTAGTCAGTATACTTAGCACCGCCGGCGTGTGACCACATGTGTCTTTGGTAATAACTCATGCCTCTACCTTGCGTATCTAGTGCTTGTAGTTTAGCATTAAGTTCGTTGACTAACGTTTCACTTTGCTTAGTAAACTCATCGATTACTTTTCTTTGTTCAGTATTAACAATGTCGTCACCTAAGTACATTGTAGACTGATTAGACTTCTCTGAACAGAACAAGTAAATGTATCCAATTTTAGGTAACCCGCCATTGTACATAGGATTATTGGATTTGCCACTCTTACACTCTATAAAAAACACTTTATTGTTTACTTTAAATATAAAGTCTGGAGAGTTATGTGTACCAGTAGGCTGACTAAAGTATACGTTATCAGGCATATTGTCTACAAACCTACCTTCTAGTAACGCATCTCTAAACGTAATGACACTAGTAAAGTGTAGGCTAGTTGCTAATGCTTTAAAGTTGCTTTGAAGCAAGGAGTTGTTTTCAAGCACATCTTCTACAGCATCTTCGTGGCTAGATAGATTGTGTACACTACCGCTAACTGCTTGGTAGTTTCTAAAATAAGGCAATGCGTTCAATTCCTTATGTATTTTTTGTGCTTTATTCATAATTTCAAACTCCTACATTCTTAACTTAACTTGCATTATACCCTATTTCGTGGTAAATGTCAAGTTTTATAGTTCACAACTCATTTAATGATGTGTTAATGATTGATAAATAGATGCTGTAACACGATTGTAACATACAGTTTGACAAAATGTAACAGAGCCCAATAGGGATGAAGTCGCACCAAACGTACTAGCATTAATGCTACAAACAAAAGGAGAAACACATGGCGAATCCATTAGGAGTAGTAGCCAGGTTTGCCCATCTAACGATTGGAACGACATCTGACTACTTTAAAAAATTCGACTCATTAATGAAATCTGGTACTATGGAAAACATATTAGCAGGTGAGGTATACATTTAGGTATACATTTTAGGGGTTGTTGATAAAGGGTCTTAGGACCCTTTTTTATTCGGGTGTTTTTGGTTGTCTTAAACCATTCAACCACTTTTCTAAGTTTTGTCCTTTCAGTTTAAGAATAATCGAATCCTTTTCGCTAAACAGCACTAACTTTTTATTATCAATATAATAAGGCCACACCATAGTTCTATCCATTTTAACTACAGCCTTATTTGTAAGTAGGAAGTTATCTAACGCAAACGGATAACTAGTAAAACTCTTTTCCATTAGTTTTAGGCCAAACTTGGATAGCCGTACACCTGTTATACTGTTTTTGCGTATTCTAGCATTTTTAAAGATAATTGCGATAAGTTCGGTAACGTCATACTCAGCAATATCGAGTTCTTTTTTAAGTTTGGATATTATTTGATATTGTAGACTATTTTTGAGACTCATTACGGATGGCATCCTCTTGTACAATAGGCCCGCCTTCCATCTGAACAACACAGAACTCATCTGTGTTAAATTGTTTGTTTAATCTTTCTGCTAAATTAAACGCATGTCCAGGATTAGAAAAACTTGTTTTCTTATATTTAGGGCCTGGGTAGTTTAGGTATGAATGCATGGTTCTAAGATTAATAGGATTGTCATTAAAAAACACACTATAAACACTGGAAGCCGCCAAGACTTGCTCTGTTTTATAATTTGTGGTATCGTGATGTTCTAGAATCACTTTTGGCTTTGGTCTACTCATGTATGTCTCCTGTATACTTATTTATCTAAAATACAGTTAAAACATACTTTAATAGAGATTTAAACTAGTTTGGACCTTAGCAATTGGTCAAAACCACCAACAAGCTCGTCGTCTACGAGTATCTGTGGCAATGTAGACACAACTGTATTAAATGTTATTTCTATTGATTCGTACAGGCCTTGTATCTCATGAGGATCATTTACTACCGTTTCGTCGTACTCGTAGTTGTTGATTTCTAGCCATTGCTTAGCCATACCACAAATTGGATTGTTAGTTTCTGTGTATATTTCAATCTTCATCTTGTTTTAACATAAACCATGTAAATTTGCCTAAGTCTCTCTCTGTTTTAAAACTAACAAATGCTCTGTCGTTTTTATTGGGTTGATCTATGTAAGGTGCTGACCTTTCAAACCACCAACCGTATCCATCCGTAATATTATCTTCGCACCACATCAAGTAACCGTGATTTATAGCATGACCAGTCATTCTGTAGTTGTACTCATACTTCCGGTTATACTCACCAATCTTAATGCTATTTGAATTGGCCACCATCGACTTCCATGGACATACTCTGCTTCGCTACTACATCTTTTGTAGGAGTAACTTCGCCAAGTGCTATTAGTAATTCACTAATGTCTAATGAAACTACAGTTGAACCTTTAGATTGATAGAACTTTAAATTTTCAATCAGCGTTTTTAATTTCATTACGTTTGATCTTATTAAGTTCTTTAAGTCTAAACCTTAGTTCATCTTTAGTTTTAAATGGACCTTCGTAACCATATTGAAATAGGGTAGTTGCTTTAGGGCAATAACCATGTTTCCAACCTTTCTCAAAGTTAATAGCATACCAACCTGCGGCATACAACACATCGCTATTAGCAGTCTTGCTAAACAGCGGAATATCTCTATTGTATTCAGAGTGATCACTAGCAACCAATTCTGGTGCTGGAAAGGGAATTTCGAATCCTGCGATAAACATTTTATCTGGGTGTACTACGTGGTCTGCTTCTTTCTTAAATACTTTCGCACCAAAGAACTTTTCAACATCGCGGTCTGAGTAAAACTCTTCCTTAATTTCATTAGATAGGTATTCATATGTTCCTTGAACATTTTGATATAAAACACCTACGTTACCTCGTTGCTGATCTATTACTAACCAACTACACTCATCAACCTTTTTAATTGTTGCTTTCTTACTCATCATTATCTCCTTCCTTTATTAACTCTCGTTTTCTTGTTATTTTACCAGTTCTACTATTGGTTGTTGTTGTACATTGAAATATTGTTCCGCCCTTATCGGGTGATTCAAATGTAACCAATTTCGATTCTGGTCCGTACTTAATTGCATCCCAAATCTTCCTTATTGCTTCTGACATGCGTTTAATATCTCGCCGAACTCTGTTGCGGCATTTGTTAGTTTGGGCATGTTCCATTGATTACAAAACTTCATAAAGAAGATGCCTACATTCTGTATCTTTTCTTTCTCTGTTGATTCAACAAACACTTCTTTTACACCTTCTTTAATCTCATCCGGCTGTAGTGTTAAATCAATTAATATCCTATTACGCTCGTAGTCGTCAATGACTCTATGCTCTTGCTCTTCATGGTCAACCCAACGTTGTAACATAAAGTTATTAAAGTCAAAGCCACCGCGTTCCATATCAGCGAATGCTTCTTGCATGCCTGTCTTGTTCTTACTGCCCTTCTTCCTAGCACCTGGAAAAGCACTAAAGATGTTATCACTTGTATCACCTCTAACACACTTTTCAAACAGTAACCATTTAGGATTAGGTATAGGCTTGGGCTCTCGTGTCTTGTTATCAATAGCACGTTTCATTGTTTTCATTTCAAATATGCCATCGTGCCTAACAACTTGATCAGTTACACCATTGTACTGGCTTATATTCTCGCTAACCAATTGATAAAAGTCGCTGTCTGTACTAATAATCACATGCTCGTCATCTGGGTGCTCTTGTGTCCACATAGCAATTAAGTCATCTGCTTCTGCCTGTGGGTGTCTTAATACAGTACAATTAGTTTTAGTTTTTAAGTATTCAATAAAATGGTCATATGCTTCAAAGAATATTTCATCTTCTTCTTGCTGATTAGGTGACCTCTGATCCATCGAAACCTTTCTATTCTTCTTGTAAGGTTCATAGAAGTCTTTACGCCAACTTCTACCTTCTAAACAGAATACAACATGATCTCCATCGAACTGTTTCCATGACTTCTTAACACTATTAAACATAATGTGCATTGCCATACCAACTTTCATATCAATGTCGCTAGTACGAGCAGTTACATGCTTCGCTCTAAAGAACATGTTCAATGTGTCAACTAAAATATATTTCATTACTTACCCTTTTTAACTTTTGCTATATCGTCATCAGTTACTTTAACAACATCAGACGGTGAACGATCACCTTCTAATCCAAAGTCCTGATCTGCATTATCTTGTAGCAGTATTGTTCTACATAAGTCGTTAAACCATGAATTAACTGTGTCCTCGTCGCTGTTTCCTGTATAACCATTGCTTTGCAACATTGTAACAAAATTATCATTAAAGTCAAGCTCTACAAAGCCTTTTTTAGGATTAATTGGATCAACATCCATTTGTAGTACATTAACATAAGGTTCCTCGTTAATTGTTGCTAGTTCTTTTTCAAGTTCAGCACCTTCGAGGTCTCTCTTTGCTATCGCAATCTTCTTGTCTTTTTCACTCTTGAACCATAACCTAGGGTCCATTGTATCTTTCATCTTATTCGCCATTCTCTTTCTCCTTTAATTCCTTTAACTCTGTAAAGTATGCTAAACTACACTCTGCCCCGCAGAATATTTTTGTTTTATCACCAGTATGATATTTTATTTCTTGTGGAAATACCATCTTGCTACATGTATGACACTTATACATCTTCTAATGCTTTAATATCCGTTACAATACATTTATCAATTCTACCAAAAGCATCAACTGTGTTGACTCTTAAGCCTTTTTGAATTCTTTCAAAATAAGATTGATTTAGTGGATTGCCAAGTATAAAAGCATTTGCCATATTTAAATTCCAACAAAATGATACAGTTAGTTCATACTTCTTTCTATCTCTCATTTCGATTACTATTGTGTTATCATCTGTAGAATACGCATCTCTAACTTGCCCTGTAAAAATAATAATAGGCTCTTCTACTTCTACTATGTTTTCTACTATGTTTATCTCATGCCCGTGATATGTAACGTTGTGGTCCTCTGCTAGAACAAATGCCGTCCATAACGGTAAACTGAGTACTATTGCTATTTTAACTATGTTGTCGTATAAAAATCTTTCCATATTATTTTCCTATTGCGTTACCGTAAATGTGTACGTGAACTCTGCTTGTATAATTGTAACCTCTTTGGATAGCCTCATCGGCAATGGTTGCCTCTGTTTGTACTAACCCTTCAAATGTACCACCAACGCCCATAATCCATACAGGAAAGTTACATCCTGCTTCGCGGAATAGTTTGGTGTTTTCTTCCACTTCTTTCCAACTTGCTTCAGTACCATTAACAACAAATTTCAACTGACCATTGTTTGATGCTTCTGCGTACTGCCCTATTACTTCTGGCTTGATTGCTTTCTTACTCATCTCTCCAGCAGTTGCCCAAAGTTTAGGACTAAGACTCCAATACCATTCACCTGGATACTCTTTAATGTATTCTACCATTTCCTGTTCAATTGGCCTAGTGCCGTTAGTTTCAACAGTAACATAGTTAGGCATGTTATTACGTTTCTTAAACTCTTCCATTATATTAATCATACCAGGCTGTGTCTTCTTAAGCATCGGCTCGCCGCCTGTAAACACCATGTGCACGTTTTGTTGTGTTAGTGGATGTACGAACTTACCCTTAGGTAGAAGTGCTGTTAGCTCGTCTACAGCCTCCTCTACTGTACGATCAGTAATAAGATGCTTGTAACGTTTACTCCAAGTGTAACTACTGTCACACCCTTTATCAAACACAGGCAAGTCCATAACATCTGTTATGTCTGTTAGGTCTAACGTTTCGTATGGTAATACATAAGTGCTAGTATCAGTAGGATCCTTCTGTCCAAAGCCGTTACATTGAAGATTACATAGGAAAAATCTCATCCACAAACTAGGTATACCAACGTATTGGCCTTCCCCTTGTGCTGAATAAAATGTTTCGCTATACTTTAAAGGGTTCATTACTTGTCACATGCAAATTGTTGTTGAAGTTTAATATTATCCATAAATTCTTTCTTTGTACCTGGATCATCTTTGAACGCACCTTTTAGAACAGTTGTCTGTGTTAGACTGCTATGTGCCTTAACACCTCTATTCTCTACGCACCCATGTGTGGCTTGTATATAAACACCTAAGTGTTCGGCACCAGTTGCCTTCTGAATCTCTCTAACAATGTCGTTAGCAAGTTCTTCTTGTAGTGTTCCACGCATAGCACACCATTGTGCTATTCTTGTGTACTTGCTTAGTCCAATTAGTTTGTCACTAGCAATAATACCAATGTATGCTACACCTCTAACTATCTGATGGTGATGCGAACACATACTTGTAAGTTCGCTACGCACAACTAACATGCCTTCATAACGATCGTCGCTATCATTTGGAAATGCTGTTGCGATAGGCATTGCTTCATACCTACCTGCCATTAGTTCGTTAATATACATTTTAGCAAGGCGTTTGCCTGTGCCCATGCTGTTAGGATCATTCTCAGTATCAATTACAAGTCCTTGTAATACATCTTCAAACTTAACTGCGAGTTCGTCAATCAGTTGTTGCTTTTCGCCTTCTTGTATGTGGTCAGATATATTATCGCCTGCCCAAAATCTTTTACCTGCGCCAATTAAACGTTTTTTAATTGTGTCACTAACTCCCATCATCTAACTCCTTAATTTGTTCTCTTAGTTCTTCTATTTCTCTCTTAAGATTAAGTTTCTCAATCTTCTCATTTGCCAATACGGTATCATCTAAATGATGCTCGTAGTCATCTGTTATTTTACTATCTAACTCTCTATGTCTTTCTTCTAAGACTTTAAGATGGTTGGACAGACTTATTGATGTACTCATTGTCTTCCCTCAATACACCGTTTTCCCAATTCTCGCAGACATCGTTAGCATAATGTATGCTCTTGTCTTTGACGTTAACTGTACCAAACGGTTCGTAATTCTTAAATAAGTGTACGACAAATCCGTTGTCTTCCACTACCTCTGCTTTTTTATAAACTTTAGTCATGCGTTATCTCCACCACTCTTCATATGGAAAGACAATCCATCTTTCCTGATCAGGTAAAACATTATTTGCTGTATAACTAACTTTATCAAATTCGCTTGACTCTTTGTCAAATAATGTACAATACTTAAGGTCGTCATGACGGATAAACATATTGTTGTTATCCTTACTATCAAAGTCATTGATAATGCTGTCAATACCTATTAGTGTTGTACCTGTGTCGTTGATATCATCAACAACTAAAACCTTCTTGCCTATGTATTTAGATAAAATGTGTCTAAGAGTGCCGGAATCTTCGATATGCCCGTCTCTTGTTTGCCACCTAAATGCTTCGAATGGAACTTCAAAGTAATGGCTCAACATAACACCAAATGGATATGCGCCTCTACCGGGGCCTATCACTACATCTGGATGATATGAATCATGGGCCATCTCTCTAACGATGTGTCTGCAGTCTCTATTAAGGACGTCCCAAGTGTAATATAATTTGCTCATGTGTGTATTATACCATATTTTATGGCAGATGTCAATCGGAATCTAATAAAACTATCTCATTATTGTCAAAATGTTCTAAATCCAATAGAGCCATGTTGTCGTTGACATTGCGTTTTGTCATTTCTAAAAACATTTCGATCTCATTCGCAAATGCTTTATCTAGTATAGGGTTCAGTGATTCTGCTTCCCCAATTTTACCTGTAATAAGCTCACAGGCATTCTTAAGTGATATTGTAAGACCTTCTACAAGCATTGCGTCAAACCCTTTCAATCGTTTATTAACAAATATAGAACGGTTCAGCATACGCATATAACACTCTGCTGATATCTCTTGTATTTTGATTTCAACTCTACACTCTGCGAAAGTTAAATTCTTAAATGTTAAAATGTGATATGGGTCAAATTCAGTGTACTTACAAAAGAACTGAATACAGTCAATGATGTCCTCTTCATTAACAGGATAGATGTTTTGAATTTCTTCTAAGTCATACCCTGCTCCAATAGACTTGCATACTCCCATCATAGGAACAGCATGTCTTTCTGTTACATAAATCCCACGTCTTTTACTGATCATTTATTTTTAATTGCCTTTGATTTATTATCCAACCAATTCTTTGAATGTTCAAACATTTCGTCTAAACTAAATTGTGGTTTCCAATTAAGTAATTCATTTGCCTTAGTAGTATCGGCACACAAATAGGATGGGTCGCCTGCTCTTCTCGGACCAACCACATATTCTAATTGCTTACCTGTAACTTTTTCGACCGAGGAGATTAGGTCATGGATACTAAATCCAACACCAGAGCCTAAGTTAAATATACCACTCTTGCCACCGTTATTAAGATACTCTACTGCTTTTAGTTTAGCATCAGCAATATCTTGTATATGACAATAGTCTCTAATACATGTTCCGTCTTTAGTATCGTAGTCACTACCACAAATATTAAATATCTTACCATTCATAGCACAATCAATTAAGATTGGCATAACATGGCTAGCCGGTTCTTGTGTATATCCGTTAGTTGCTAAAGGATCAGCACCAGCGGCATTAAAATACCTAGTGCTAACATAGTTTAAACCATATGCTTTATTATAGTCTTCAAGCATTAGTTCAGTCATGTACTTACTCATAGCATACGGACTCATTGGATTTGGTGTCAAATCCTCTTTAAATGGTTCTTGTGTATCTCTTTCACCGTATACACTACTTGAACCACTAAAGATAAAGTTCTGTACGTCATGTTGTACACACATATCTAACAATGCCTGTGTTCCAGACACATTGTTTCTATAATACTTACCTGGGTTATCAATACTGTCAGGTACAACATGACTGGCCGCTAAATGTACAACCGTTTTAGGTTTAAACATTTCTAATATGCCTGCTGTTGATTGTTTAGCAAAATCATGTGGGAATGATGTGAAGTCTTTCGACGCCCACTTCCTATTACCATTGTCAATAACTATGACTTCATAGTTTGCCTTGGCAAATGTTTTGCTTACCTGTGTTCCTATAAACCCGGAACCACCTGTGATAACAACTGTTTCTTTATCACTCATCTTCTTCTCCTTTGTCTTCGTCTGTAAACAGACCGCCCCTATCTTCTACTTCGTCGATAGTGTCACTTAATCCTTGAGCAGGTTGTGACTTGGTCGGCTGAATTACAGTCTCTTTGTCACCTCTCTTTTGTATGAAAGGTATACGTTTTATATTAGGCACTATTTTTTGCTTCTTGGATTTCGTTTCTTCTAGTTTTACATAGTTTAGTGATTTCCATTAATGCCTTTCTTGCTCTTGTGGCTGAGGCTTTGATACCTGTGCCTTCTTTAAACTTCTCGTTCTCGTTTACATATTCTTCGAATAATGCTTTTAATTTAATATGTGCTTCTGTCATGATTTTCTCCTTATGTGTTTAATCATCGAGCCCTGGGACATACGTCTCCTGAGCATCGTCTTTGTGCGGATTACCACCTTCATACCAACTGCCCTCTTTGGCTTGCGTTACTGGTATTGGTTCATGGTATTCCATTTCACAGCCGTTTTCATTATCCTCGGCTACGGATATCTTTATATAGCGATCAGGATACTTTGCTTGTATCGTTAATGCTAAATCGTCAGCGATCATCTCGCATGACTTAAAGTCTAGTTGGAGTTCTGCATTTCCATACAGTTTCTCCAACCATCTTTTAAATTGTATGAACTCTATATCTCTATCATCATGGAACACTTCAATCCACACTTTAAAGTGGAATGTGTGTCTATGC